ATATTCTGCTGCTAACTCAATTTTTGTAGATGCACCCATTATAGAGTCTACTACAATAGTTACCAATCTGTCTTTGTCTGATTTACGTACCCCATCCACAATAGTTTCAATTGTTTCAAAAATTTCTTCTATTGTTTCAAGAGGTACATATAACATAGTCTTCAAATCGGCACCAATTGCAGTTAAGAATTCAGAACTAGTTGCAGACTCTGTGTCTATATACACTGCAAGTCCACCTTTCTTCTGTGTTTCTGCTAATGTGTGTGCTGCTAGCAATGATTTACCCGACGCTTCTAACCCTGTTATTTCGGTAATTCTACCAACAGGAAATCCTCCATCGGGTCGATTAGATATTGCTATGTCTAGTATATCAGATCCTGACGATATCCATTCAGTAACATTGCTTGGCGAATCTGCATCGCCTGCAAGAAAGAATGCTGTCTTTAACGCTTGACCTTTAAACTGTTTGTTTATACTATCGGCCAATGTGTTTGCTAACGCATCTTCCAGTTCGTCCTTACTTTTGCTTTTTTTCTTTGCCATTAAAAGACTCCTACTTGTTAAATAAATCGTTGAATGCTGATGCTACATCTGTCTGTTTTTCTTCGGTTTGAGCTTCTGCCTTTTCCTCAGTTTTACCAGATGTATCTGCTTTAGTGTTAGATGATGTATCAACGTCTGCACTGTCATCGTCCGGGTTCATCCATTCTTTAAGAGCTGTTTCTAACTCTTCATAGGTTGGTTCTGGAAAGATGTCTGTGATTACAGGCTGATTCATAATCTTCTCTGCAATACCTTTGTCTTCGGTTGCAGGTGTTGTGTTAGGTTTAACACGAATTGTAGTCTTTGGATATCCTCCGCCCTCAGCAGGAATAAACTCTACGTCAATGTCACGACCATTCATTAAGTCGGTGATATCACCATAGTCTGGATCGGACACAATGGAAAGCAATTCTGTGTAGATCGTTTTACCGAATCCCCAAAATTTAACACCTTCTGCTTCTTTACCGCGAACGATAACAGGAACATAAGTTCTCATTTTAGGTTCAATTTTACGACCCATCAGCCACTCATCTTTGTCTCCGGTCTTCTTGAGTTTTTCTGCAAATTCAACTACCGGGTCTGCATTACCAAATGATACTGGTGATAGCATTGACCTTTTGGCAATGTCATAATGAAAATACAATTCTAGAAATGGATTGTCTTTGCGGTGAACGTAAGGTACAATTCTTACTCTTGTTTTTGGGCCAGCTTCTGGCTTCCATAGGTTGTTACGACGATCGTCGGTTTTGTTTAATTGGTTAAGTTTTGCCTTGATGGCGTCTAAGTTAAGTCCCATTTAAGTACTCCTTTGTTAAGTTATTAATTTATGTTATTTATTAATTATATATTAGATAATTAAATCGTTAAGTCCAAGTAATTGTTTAATTTTTTTATTGTTTTTCTACGGTATCCCAATCTACGTCCCAATCATAATCTCCACCACCCATGACAACTGCTGATGCCATTACTGTCCAATCGTTACCATTTTGATCAACACCCATTAATGCGCCGTGCCAAGTATAATTGTCGACTTGATCTTCTAACTCATAGTCATCAAAGTCAATGTTAACTGTAGTACCATTATCATCATAAATAACATTCACATAAGGTAAAGATCCTTTGATGTCAATTATTTTGTCTTTTGGTGGCTGTGATTGTTCTATCAATGTTTTGAGTCGTATCATGATTTTCCTAGGATAATAATTCGTACAAGTCTGATTCAGTTATTCCAAATTTATCTGCTATTTCTGGATCTTGAATATCAATTGCAACTAATTCACTATCTTCATCATATGTTACATTAAAATCAATTTCATAGTCATCTTTTTGTATACAACAATCAAATCTAAGATCACTTACTAATCTAGTAACATCATATTGATATTTTCCAGTTTCTGGATCTTTAATATTTTCATCTTCTATCATGGTAACAATTTGATCAACCATTTCTTTAGCAAACTCTTTTGACATCATTTCATTGTCAATTGGCATTGTTGAATCATGATAATTAGTATCATATACAATGTAATTTACACGCATATTTATATCTTTGCGTTTTGAATCATCTTGTTCCATTATTAAATTTTTAAGTCGTATCATATTATTATCCTATTATATATAATAAATATCACATTACCAAGAAATCTTCTTGAAAAATATTAATTCAACAACCCGATAACTGTCGTCGTCTGTTAGTATAAATGAAT